TTTACGGGAAATTTCCCCGTCTGTTGCATTTTCTTTTCTCAAATGTGTAATTTATCGCCTAAAAATAAAAACGCCGGAAATCGCCTTATTTTGCCCTTTTTTGCTTGTTTGCTTTTTTGGCTTGTTCCTTGATATACTCAAATGCGTTGTAATATTCCAAAACGGTAAATTTCTTTGGGTCAACATGCAAATTTTGGGACAATATCAAACACATATTTTCAAATTGTCTGTCATGCCTAATTTCCACGCTTTCCGAACCGGTAAACGTCTGCGGGTTGAAATAGGTTATCAACTCCGCCGTAATGTCGTCAATCTCTTTTGCGTCCGCCTCGGTTGCCCGACCGTCTATTATTGTGCGTAATACAACAATCGTTCTTTGTTTCAATTTATCGTAATACTCTTTCAATGTCGCATCATCGAACAACCGGGGAAAATACAAACGCAATTCATCGTCTATTTTTTTTTTAACCGCTTCCAAATGGGCGGTTATCTCTGAATTTGCAACGTCTTTAAAAAGACTCATTGTTTGTTGCAATCCATCATCTGACAAATCATTTCGGGGTTTACCATTTATTGATTTAACCAACACGGCAAAAGCCAAATGCCGGGGGGAAACCTCGGATTGAATGAAATATATGTTTTGGCGCATATTTTCCAACTCAACGGTTGCCATGTTTGGCGTTGGGCTGTTCAAATAACGTATTACCTTTTCAATATGTCGGTCAAAATCCGACAAATCGGAACCAACCCCGGCGTCAACCAAAAGCATTTTGTTATACTTGTGGAAACGCATAATTGGCAAATCCTCGATTGAATCATACAACTCAACGTTCATTCCTTTTATTTGTACATTCTTCATAATAAAACACGTGTTATCATTGTACTACAAAAGGGAACGCCCAAAAATGAGAGGTTCCCGGTAAATATCAACGCAAAGAAACAAATCAAAACGCAAGTCCACCACGACAAACAGAAATCGCAATTAAACATCTTTGAAAAGAAATCGTTCCCGTGAATCTGTACCCATTCAATGATGCCCCATTTGCGTAATAACGTCAGCACAAAAGCCGCTATTAATGCGACAACAATAATGTTATAAATAAAATGTTCCATATACTACAATTTACATGTTTCTCCAATACTCAATTCGCCCTCAAACCGGAATCCGCCGAACGGGTGCATTAAAAATTGGTTTTCTATTTCATCCAACGAAAAGCCCCTGTAAATGTTTTCCGCCAATTCGTACACTTTGTTTATTCTGTAACTTCCATTTCGCACCAAAAAACCGCCGTTCAAAACGTCCAATATTTGCCGCTTCAAATCCTCTTTGTTGCGTGTGCTTGCATCGTTGTATATCTTTCTGTAATCAAACCAAAAGATAATCGAAAACGCCGTTTTTATGCCAATATCAACTCCGGGTTCCCAACTGATATTTTGCGGGTCGTCAACCCAAAAGAAACAGAAATTACCAATACCCGCATCGGGGCAAACTTCCATATATTCGTTTTTCCCGGAATACACGTTTGGCGTATAATAGCGTTTTTGGTTTGCGTTCATTTTAACAAGTCTTTCCGCCCTGCCAAATGCAAAGTCCAACCACGGCAAATTATCAACCAATCCGTTTTGAATGTTCCCAATAATCCGGTCTAACAATTCCGGGTTGTCAACAACCGGGGCTTTTACCTTATTTGCCATAAATTTGTTTTTTTGCTTCGTCCATTAAATCCGGATATATGTATTGCCATATCAGTATTGCAATATTTTCGTCCGTCAATCCTAATATCTGACGCCCGTATTTTTTTATTAAATCCTCTGTCTTAAAATCGGACGCCTTAATTTCAAATTGCTTGTCGCCAACTTCCAAAAAAAAGCTACTTTCAAAATCACCCTCATCCCTTAACGTAACCCGGTTTGTCGGCTGTCCCTTAGCCTCTTTAATTGCGATTGTTACGGGGCTGTATGGTGCATAATCCGAAATTTCGACGCCCAAACGGTTAATACCTTGTTCAAACAATTGTTCCTCGGCGTTTAAATCAACTATATATGCCTCATTGTCCCATATAATGTTTTGTATTATCCGCCCGGATGTCAAAGCCTCGTTGAAATCCGCAACCCTTTTTCGTAAATCGGTTATCTTTTTCATAAATACAATTTTTACATGAAATTATATACAATTTTCCCTTTGAATTATATAATTACACGGTTCTGTATTTTACGCCTCTGTTGTTACAACTTAAACAAATGCGGTCTAATCCCTGCGTATCAATCCGCAATGCCTCATACGCCTTTTTTAAATCATACCCCAACCCGCCGGGTCTAACGCCGGCCGTGTTCCCGTCCAACTCATACAAAATATCCATCCGGGTTGCGTTTGATTGATTGCGGTTAACCCTTACGTTGGGGTTCATTGCCAACGTCCGCAATGCAATTGCAGCAACTTGTCTTTGTATTACCGTTTGGAAAATCTGCCTTTGGGAAATAATGAAATCCGTTAAATCGCATCCAATAGTAATTTCGCAATTCAGCCCGTAATTTTGGGTTCGTGTGTACATCGTGTATGCAATATCCCACAACTCCGGGTATTCTGCGAACGTTTCCGGCGCATTATACATAAACGGCGTTACTTGCAAATACTTTGTCAATTCTCGCCAAACCTCAACGGAACCCATGTTGCACGTTCCGCACGGCTCCCGGCTCCAATCCTTTGATACGTTAATTGCTTCCATTCCGGCGGGTAATTCGTCTTGATTGTAGCAAAGGAACCACGCCCCCCCGGCGTTGTTCTTGTCGCTTATATACGGCAAATAACAATCATTTAACGGGAACCACTGAAAACCGCCATTTGTAACGGTAAAATTCAAATCAAAAGTCTTTATTGGGTCTATCTGCGACGAATGAAACAAATACATTCTAACAACCCCGGTTCCCCCGGTCATTTGCAAACCTATCTTTTCAATTTTCGCCGTCACTCCCATTGCACGAACCGGGACAATTTCAAATCCTACCAACTTATGATTGTTTTGCAACGTCGCCCGTATGCGTCCGGCACCATCAAAGAACGTTTTTCGCTCCAACAAATTACGTGTTTCTTTGTCTAACTGCTTAATCTGTGTAAACGTCTGTATTGCGGTCGCAATTCCGTTTCGGGTCATTCTCTCCAAAAAGTCCGTCAACATATTATACGGTTTCCAATATGGGTTTCCGTAATCCTCCCGGCTGTAATCATTATTAAAATCGCTTGCCGTTGGTTCCTCTCCGGTGTTGTCAATTTTAGCAATCCAAACAATACCGTTATGGCTCACTTTCTGCCCGGCTTTGTACGGCAATATCATGTTCCATTCCGGGTATTGCAGCCCCCAATCATCCGGCATAATCGCCGCCATACTATCCAACGTCAAAAGCGGGTGCGCACCTTGAAAATACAACCCACTTTCCGTCTGCGTTAAATTGTCGTCTATCGCCTTTGCCGGGTCGTATGATTGCTCCCACCCGCACACATTTTTTAACGCTTCGCATATTTCATTTATTCTTATCATAAAAACGCCCATTTATTTCCCATATTAGGAATTAAGATTGCAATAAATAAGGGGGCGGGGATAACCACCCCGTCCCCTCGGTTAAATAATTCGTTATGCTCCGGCGTTATGCGCTCGCACCTCCGGCGGGAAATTCCCCGGCGTTGGTTACATATACAGGCATACCCAAAGGTACATTTTCCGCATGTGCTGCAATCTGCGCTTTGATAATCGGATTTGCAACGGCTGTTGGCTTGCTGTTGTAAGCAATTACAAACGCAACGTCTGCGCTAAATCCAAAATATTCTTTCACGTTGCAAGTCATATCGGCACTCGCTGCGCCTGCTGTCTGTGACTGGTCGCCAACTGATGTGTAATAGTGCGAACCAACGGGCAAATCAATGTACGGCAAACGTACAACGTCCCATTCGTGGAAATTCGCACGGGTGCGGTTCAACGCCTCACGGTCAACACGTGTTAAAACGCCAACGTTACCATCCTCTACGGCAAAGAATGTGCCGTTTTTGCTAGCTTCATTTACGACGTTGTTTGTATAATGGAACACTTTATTTTCGTATTCCATACGCTTGTTTACGTCGTTATAAATACCGTGCTGTGCCAATTTTTTAATAAGGCTGTCAATTCCGGCGTTACCTACGACGTGAACCAAACCCGGATAACAATTTGCACGCATAATCGGGTTAATATCGCCCATAATTTCGGTTGCCATCTGCGTTGGAACCTCAATAACGTTTGCAGCGAATTTGTAATTCAACTTGTCTTTCAATACTTGGGTTTTTCCTGCCTCCAACGCTGCAACGGCTGCTTGGTCTAACGAATTTGCAAACGCTCTGCAAACCTTTTCCATTTTGCGGTTGAAATCGTGCTCATACGAAATTTCGTTGTTCATATACAACGTTGGCACCATTGTAAAGCCGACGGAATATGTCGCCCAAACCACGGTATAAAGTGCGGACGTGTTTTCATCGTCCGGGATAACACACGTACGAACGTTGCTAACCGTAACGTCGCCATCGTAATTGATAACCGGAACTTGTACCGTATTTCCGATTGAGGCAAACGCACGTTCACGCAATTTCGGGGACAAAATGGAATTTCCGGCGTTGGTCTGTTCAATGAAAAAATCCAATGCGCCATACTCGCAAGGACGGGTCATATTACGGTCTAACTCCGGGTTTTCTACTCGCCAATTCTGTAATCTTGTTGCAATTAAACTCATAGTCTTTTTATTTTAATTTGTTATTAAATGCGGGTTTACCCATTACCCGGTTATCTCTCCGGCAATTTGTTAATACTATTTTCCTGCCAAACCTTTCTCATATCTTCGTCAAACTCTTTGGAACCTACCGTTTTACCTTGCGCCATCAATTGTTTTGTAATAAGTTCGTACGCCTCTGATTGCGTTTTGGCTCCGCTTACGTCCAATGTAATTCCGCCGCCTCCGGCACCGCCTGCGGGCGTATTTGTGCCGCCTCCTGGCTGTTGTCTTTGCTGCTCCAATACTCCCATCGTTTCCAATTCTTTTGTCAGCAACTCGGCGGGCGTGAATGGGTTCAACTGATTGTTTGGATTGCGCATAATTGCGCCGCTTGCATCTTTGAACGCCAAAACCTTTCCGCCGTTTCCGTCGTCTATATATTCCGGGTTCATGCCTTTTACTTTTTCGGTCGCCTGCGTCAAAATAACCTTTGTTACGCTTTCCGGGAATCCTGCTTTGAATTTAAGCCCGGCGGCGGCTGTCTGCAATGCGTTGTCAATTCTTACTCCGAACAATTCTTTTTCGTGGTTTGCCTTTTCTGCCTCATACTTGGTTGTCAACTCGGTAAACTGCGTTGTCACGTTCTGCAAATCTGCTTTTGCCTGCTTCAATGCTTTCACGGTTTCCGCATCTGCCGCACCATCGGCAATTGCCTTTTCTAAACGGGCCCTTTCCTTGGTCAATGAATCAATCTGCGATTGCAGCCCGGTTGCGCCATCGGCTTTTGTTTTCATTTCCCCCATTACACGTTTTGCGTAATCATACGTTTTTTCGGTTCCATTTTTAGCGATACCGGAAACCGCCAAAATATCGGCATCCAAAGCCCCGTAAATTTCGCCCGTTTTCTTGGCAATAACGCTGTTTTCGTCATTCTGCGATAATGCTGTTATCGCTGTAATCTGTTCGTCAGACAATCCCGACAAAGCCGCATTTGCAACTAAAATTTCTCTCGTTAACATAATATTCTTACCCTTTGAATTAATTAAGTGCGATTGCTTCTACTACTCCGCTGTTTGCGTTAATAATATCAATTGTGTATTTTGGGGAATCCCCGGTTGTGTCAACCAACCAACTAACAACACGTGCATGGCTGATTTTCTTTTCAACCTCTTTTGTTACCAAAATAACGTCGGTAATTGTTCCGCCCTCAATACATTCAATCAACTTTTTCTTTGTGTCGCCGTCCAATGCTGCGGCGGTTGTGGTTACTTCAATAACCAAATTGTCTTGCTGTGCAATCTGTGCCATATTCGTAATTTTTAATGGTTAAACATTCTCGTTGTTTTCCGGGCTATCGCCTGCCGCTTCCTCTGCTTCTGCTGTTTTTTCGGCTTTTGGTTTTCGTCCGGCTTTCTTTGGTTCTGCTGGGATAACTCCGGCGGCTGTCAGTTCTGCAATAATTTCGGCTTTCATTTGTTCACGTTCTGCCACCTTTGCTTCTGCTGCCGCCTTTGCTGCTGCTTCTGCCTTTGCTCGTTTGCTGGCTTCAATCTTTTCTTTGTTCGCTGCCTCCCAAACGTTCGGGTCGTGCATAATGTCAACTTTATAACCCATTTTTCGCAAATTGTGCAATCCGAATGTTTCAAAGAACTTTTTTCCGAAAACCTGCATACGTGGTCGTGAAATTCTTTCGCCCGTTTCTTGGTTGAATTTTACAACCTCAATACGACAATGATAAAAACTTTCTTCTCCTTTTGGAACAATGAAATTTTCCGGGGTAACGTCCAACAATCCGACGTCCTTTGTTTTACCCTCTGTTTCTGCTTTCACTCGCATAATCATAAAATTTTTTTGTTATTACTTCAATTTTCTTGGAAAATGGTATTTGGCTGCCAAATTCCAAAACGTTTGTATTCTCACGTTCAAACCTACGTACAAAATTAGCGAAATTCAATTTAATGCGCAATTCATCCTCGGTAATTAGCTGTTTTTCGTACAATTCTAATACTTCCGGACGTGTCAAATGTCGGTACGGCTCCAATTCTGCCAACACTAACATACGTTGCATTTGTATTGGGTCGTGTCTGTACTCCGTTTCGATAATCTGATTTTGTAGCGCATCCAATTCCCCCTCGCTTGCTCCGCTTTCTTTCGCCATCTTATAACGTTCTCGCAATTGGGTTGCATCAGACAAATAAAACTCGGTGCCATAATTGATTTTTGCCGAAACAAACATTGTTCCATAACGCAAACGGCAAACGGTTTCGTCAACGAACTTTTGCGCCGCCTCAAAGCCTTTTTTTACTCGGTTTAATACCGTGCTTTGGCTTTCAAAATTGGCTTTAATTTGCTGTTCATTTAATGCTTCACGGGTTGTTATTTCCTCGTTGGTACCAACAACCGCCGTAATTATGTTTATACGCAACCGTTCTTCCTCGCTAACGTTATAATCCAAACTATTACGGTCAACGGTCAACATCTGAACCGGGTTGCGCAAATCCGGCTGTTTGTCGCCGTCCGGTACCGGAATTTCAATGAATGAACCAACCCCGACAATTCGTTTATCTCCGCATTTCGGGCAACGCATCAATAAACCCGCTTGGTCTAATTTATAATAGCCTTGTTTATCTTTCAAAAACCCGCCGTCGCAATAATCGCCGTTTTCGCCGTTCGTAAAATCGCAACTTTGTTCATATCCGGAATAAATCGGGTACGACCCGTACATATCCAAATTTTTCTTTGATAAATGATAAAAAAGGAACCAATCTAAACTTTCCAACTCGGTTGTTAACGGGGACGCCTTAACGTCCGGTTCTCTCAAACTCAATGGTTCGTTCCAAAAAAAACGTGCTGGGCAATATCCCAAATCGTGCGGGCTATCAACCAGCAATTCGCCAATATTGCCTTTTTCCTCGGTAAATACCCGGTATCGTTCATCGTCAATTACGGCAATACGGTTGTCGTCCTGCCGGAATATTATCCAACGCATAACGCCCGTTGTTTTGTCTGCCTTGTATGAAATAACGTGTTCTATTGGCAACCAATAAAAGTACGGTTGCGGGTAATTATCGCCGGGGGATTGCTCTTTTGGCAAATCAACAATTAATACGCTGTTAATTTCGGTTTTGAAATATTCCCATCCCTTTGTGCTCCAAATTTCGGGTTCTTCCAATACGTGTTGTCTGTAATACTCCCAATCGTCCCTTTGTTCGCTGTTCATAAACTGATAATTGAACGCCGGGTTACGACCGTCAAAAATGCGGCTCAACTTATCAAAACAAACGCCCGTTACCTCGTTTGTCTTTACGGGGTAACGGAACAATGTTTTGAACACTTTGAATTTGTCTGCGGGTATAAGGTTTGAAACATAAGCCAAAAAATCGGTCACGGGTTGCGTAATGTATGGCGTCAACGCCTTTTCCGCATGAAATCGTATGCGGTTTTGGTGGTAAATCGCCCTACTTATCGCCGCTTTGTTCCGTGGCTCCGTTATCTGCTTTTTTATTTCTCTTATATCTAAGCCCATTTTCTTTGTCAAATTCAAATTTACTATTTTCCGGTAACTGCCAACCGCCGTTATTTGGCATTTTTAAAAGTCTTTCGGCGTGGCTAACTTCAAAATCTCGTGTCGTTTTCAATGTTTCATTTTCCAACGTCACTATTGTTTGTTTACCCTGCTGCATTTTTTAAGTCTGTTAGCGGGTTAAAATCTTCCGGTACGATAATAGCCAAATCATCCGACCAATTAGGTAAAAACGTCCATTGTATTGCGTTGCTATCGGGTGCCTCAAATCCTCCCAATGTTTTATCCCCGATAAACAAAGAACGAATTGGAATAGGATAATGCGTTGTTGCTGTTTTCGGGTCTTGCAATGCACCAATTGCGCCGTTTTCATCAAACAAATAAACCCCCAAATTTTGGGAATCGCTTTCACATTGCAAATCTTTCAATGCTTTAATCAGTGATTGCGGCATTTTACGCATAACCGCCGTAAATGGGGTTGGCTCACGTCCAATAATTTCTTCAATACCGCCCAACGTTTCGTTTCCTCCGCCGAACGTACGGGGTGCGCCTGCTTCTGCTGTCGGTGCTTGGATATACGGGGAGACAACAACTTTCGTGTCGTCATCTGCCGATAACAACGGCGTCCATGACGCTTTTTTCCCAATACCCGCCGTCGTGGTAAATGAATTTTTTTCTCCGGTGCTTTTATACAATCTCTGAAACGCTACTTTCTGAATCTGTCCGAAACTCTCGGCACACGTAAAGTTTGGAATGTTTGGCAACGCTGCTGCTGCCGGGCATTTACAAATAGCCATAATCTTAATTTTTTAACGTTAAAACTTTTGTTGTTATCTCCGGGGGCTAACCCTTTGCCCCATTACTTATTGCAAAGTTATAATATTTTCGGCTAAATCCTTGCATATATGAAATAAAGCGCTAATTACGACGTTTAATGCCCCTTGTTGCTTGGCTGTATGGTCTTGTATCGCCGTCCGCCAATTCCTTTTCATATATTCCGGTCAAACCGTCCTCCGGGTCGTCATGCTCATTTGCTGGGAAATCACGCAAAAACCCGGTTACGTGTTCATGTATCTTTGGGAAACGTTCCTCCCATCCTAACGGCATTATGATTTGGGCGTTGACGCTTGCCGAATTTGTTATAATGCGGCTTTCCTTGTTGGCACCTTGGTAAAATGGTTCGGAAATCGCTTTTATCTTTTTACGTATCAACTTTTCAAACCCGGCACCGCCGTTGTTACTTTCAATCCATGCTTTTTGCGTTCCACAACGGTTTATCATTTCCGGGACGGTAACGGCTGTTACTTCTGTATTTTCCTGCGTAAATACCATGTCAGTAATTAGCGCATACAAAATCGGTTCAAACCGTTTCTTTTGTTCGTTCCATGCCTCATTACCGGATTTGTAAACGTCATAACACGCCGAAAATGTAAAGTCGTCTCCCTCGTCTGCCACGTCTGTATAATTACCACTACGCACGAACGTTCCCCATTCTGATTTGTCAACGTACGTTCTGAACGGGTTCCGGTACAATCTACCCTCTGCGCTTCCGGGGTTTCCTTGGTCTAAGCATTGAAATTGTATTGGGTCTAACGCTCTTTCACGCTCCAATTTTGCCCGGCTGTGCATACTCTCCCATAAAGCCGCCCCCGGTTCCCTTGGGTCAATCTCGTTTGGTTCCCCGGTTTTCAACGCTTCAAAGTTTATGCGAACCCATGCACCATCCGGAATATTTTTAATACTGTCCCAACTTTTAATATCAATAATCTTTTCGCCTCCCTTTTCAATCTTACCAATCAAATCCTCCTCATGCCATCGGGTAAATACAATCAGTTCTTGCGATTTATTGTGCAAACGCTTTTTTACAACGGTCGTGTACCATTTCCACGCCGCATTGCGTACAATCGGGCTGTTACCCTCTGAATAATCTTTATAAACGTCGTCCATAATCATAACGTCAACGGTCTTTGATGTCAACGCACCGCCACGACCTACAACACGCAACGAACCCTTATGCCCAACCATTTCTATAACGTCAGAATTTCGTAAATACGTGTTTGCCATCGTTACCACATTTGAACCGTTCAAAAAGGTTTTCGGAAATATTTCCCGATATTTTGGGGTGTCAATTATTCGTTGAACGTCCCGGTTAAAATCCCTTGCAATTGTGGCGGCATACGAACCAATACAAATTTTTGTGTCCGGGTTCAATCCCAACATAAAAGCGGGTAATTTTCGGCTTGAACCCTCCGAATTATGTGTTGGTATAAAATGGTCTCCGACTAAATAAATACCATCCTCAACCTGTATGCAATTCCCGTATGCCTCATGTTCTATACGCTCAATACTTACAATTGCTCTTCTTTTTTTCTTGCATTTAATTACTATCCTTTTTCTTTGTATCCTTGTTGGGTAATCAGTAGATGGATTAAAGCATAGTTGATATACATCTTTCATGCCTTTTATTCCACTACTTGATTTTTTGGGGGCAAACTTTGTAATTACAACACTCTCGCCTAAACTGCGCAATATTAGTGCTGTCTTTTCGATAACATCTTTATTCGTATTGCTTATAGTCACACGCCCATTTTTTTGATATACATAACCATCTGTATCAATCAATCCCGCAATTAAATTCTTTCTCACTTCTACAGAATTAAATATAAACTCATCGCCTATATATTTTCTCCCTATATACCTATTTTCTTTTAAGGCTGCATGAAATTCGCTTGAATAAAATACACGTGCTGTCGAACCTTCCGTTTCGTGAAAATTGTAAGAACTATGATTAATTATGTCAACATCATCGCGCCCAATATATATGCGCCCCTCATTTGTTGAGCCATCCCCAAGCCATGCGCCAAACGTGTAAGGTTCGATGCTAACAGCTTTTTCTTTGAATTGTACACACACATTGGAATCTACTTGATATTTATATTTTGAACCTCTCTTGCCTTTTCCTTTGCATAGATTGTCCTCTAAGAACATAGCCTTTGTTTCCAGTTGTTCCCACTTGTGTTTACTTCTGTTATACACTATCCATTCGTGATTACCGTGACATTCTATCTTTTCCCCGTCCGAGAATGTTACAACGTATTCGGACTTCTCTTTCGGGGACACCCATAATACCTTTTTCTGACTGCCGTCCCTGCCAAATACATAGTCTCCAACTTTTAAGTCTCCATGTCTTTTCATACCAAACGGGGTAACTATTATTTGATTGTCAGAAATTAGTTTACCATGCTGTGGCGGAATTTGCACAATCATTTTTTTTATTTCCCCGTGGGCGAACTTATCCAATAGCGTATAATAAACGACGTGGAACGGTTCCAAAGCCAAATCCGGTTGCATGTACCGGGCAAAGTTTATCAGCCTATGGCGTGCCGCCGCTTTTACTATCTCGCCGGGGTTGTTTTTCAATGCTGCATACATTTTAAGCAATTGTTCTTTATCCATTTTGTTTAATTCTTAAAAATAAACCATATATTTTTGTCTTACCCCCGTATTTTTTCTGACTTAAAAACCGGGAATCTTAAAAAACGCCCAATTTATTGTTTCATTTTCCATTTGTCGCACGCTTTTTCCGAACGTATTATACTGCGATTTTCGACAAACGAGCATTTTAAACAAATTGGGTTCCCGTCCATATCCAAATTTGAATGGTCGTAATAATATTTACCCCAACCACAATTCCCGCACGTGTGTACGGGTTTCGGTTCATCTTTTTTCTTGATATCATTCTTTGTTGTTCGTACCATCGTCAATTAATCCTTTTTCTGCTAATTGTTTTTTATATTCTGCTGTTTGCAATTTATCGGCGACCGCAAACAACAAATCCTCCGGTATTGCGGCAACATCATATTTCGGCGCATCGCTATTTGTATTTTCTTTCAATCCCGGTATATCAACTTTTATTGGCGCATCAAATCCCAACATCTTTGCCCGGCGTTGCTGTACATTCAAAAGCAAATCCAAAAACCGGGGGTTTCCGGCGGACGTTTCCGTTGTGGTTTCCTCATACCCGTAATATTCCGGGTTGTCGCCATCCTCCAACACTTTACGGGGCTTTGCGTTCTGTCTGTTTTTCTCTCGCAATTTCCCGGTCTTTGAACGTTCCCACGCCTCCCACAATTCAACCTCCATTTTATCCAACTTTCGCAATTCCTGCGTAACGTAATCGTCTATATTTTCCATACGTTCACGTTTCCACTCAATTAGCAATTGTTGCATATCCCAATATACCATTTGTTTTGTTATGGTATAACCGACGCCACGCCGGGCGTTTTCCTCATTCAGTCTTTCCGAAATCTCCCTATACGTGTAACCACGTAAAAACAGATTTGAACAAAAAGCCAAATCAAACTCCCTTTGGTCTTTTGTTCGTTTGCACATTTTCGGGCGTCCGCCCCTTTGTCTTTTACTCGCTTCCATTTTTCAAACCTTTTTATAACGGCCAAACCATTTACTTTGCTTTCCTCTCAAACGTCGCTTTCCCTTTGCTTGTTATTTTCGGGTAATTTTCGTTTTAAGCGGGTTTCGTTTGTTGATTGATACTTTTATTGTCTTTTGAATTATCGTCGTTCTATGGGGCTAATTTTAGCCCGTTTTGCTTTCCGGCTATATGCGGCAAAGCCCCGGTTGAAATTCCGGGGCGTTTTTTGCTTGTTAAACCGTTGTTGGCTCTTTCAGTTTATCCAACGTCGCAATAACTCTTTGTTGTTCCTGCTGTGTTGTCTTAATCTCCAAATACCGACCGTTCGGGAAATGATTTGTACGCCCGTCGGGTTTGTTTGGTTATTTATCGGTGCGTATTCGCTGATAATGTCCGGGGCAATTCTTATATCCCCCACGTTGATAAACAAACATTTTTTCTTTTTACTCTCCATATCTGTTTTATTTATCTGTTGGAAAATCTACGGTCAACAATACGGGTTGCAACGGCTGGTTAAACGTCAGCATTGACAAATGTATTGTTCCGGTTTCTTTTACTCTCTCCAATTCCTCCGGGGATAACTGCCATTTGGTAATTATAAGCCCCTGCGGGTCATTAGGGATTTTCATTGCAGGTAACGGCATGTATTCCGGTTGGTCTTTTGCAAATACTACATTCACGCCGGGAATTCAACGGGTTTCATTGCCTTGCTCCTTTCTTGGTTTCTTTCTAAACTTACGTTTCTTTTCCGGTATCTCAATACGGTGTATCTCAACACATGCGCCAAAAACCTTTTCCAACTTTCCGGCAATTTCTTTTACTTCTTCCGGTATATCATTTTGAGGCTTTCCCGACGCATCGGCGTTTATCTGTTTTAGCAATCCGGCGATTGCTGTTTTTCCCTCTTTGTCCGTTGTCGTCTTGAAACGCTGAATCAGATTTGCAATTGGTTGCGTTCTCATAAAGTCAGCACATTTAAAACGGTCTTTGCAAATATTACAATCATCCGGGTAATTGTGTTTTGCATCCTGCGAACTCTTTTTGTCTGCCTTTCTGAATCCGTGCCATTCGTCACGGCGGGCGATTGCTTCCGAAAATACCGCCATCGCATCAACGCAAACTTGGGCTAAAATATAGTCCGGGGTATCTCTCATTTCTTTTTCCAGACTGTGTTTATTAATAAGTTCGGTTAGTTCTTGTTTAAAATCCTTTTTCATACGCTTAAACTTCTATATGTTCAACTTGTGGTAACTTCTTTATGTATTCCAACATCGCCGTTTTGCTTTCCTCGGTTTCGTCGGTTCTGTTTATTACCAACTGAATAACTTCCAAAAGATAATCGCTATCAATACACGCATTATCAACGTCGGTAATATCGTACATCGGTTCTGTTATTTCCTTTGTGGCTTTCAACAAATCCTTTGCTAACTTTGCGGCTTTCTTGAACCTCATTTTTTCGTCCCTCTGAAAACATTTTCCCAATTTGCCCAATTTGCTTTCCGCATCAATTGCGCACGAATTAGCCATGTCAGCCAAAAGATATGCCATATTTGTAAGGAACAACGCTTGCTTTCTTACTTCTTCTTTTTCTTCGTTTGTCATGGTCTTTTGTTAAAACGGTTCTCAAAATGTTTGTATTGTTCGGCGGTTTCCTGCTGCATATTACCGCAAACCGGGCTTTCCGGTTTGTTGTGTGGGTGTTTGCGCATAAATTCCGGGTTTTTCTCACGTCCTGCAATTTTAGTATATGCCATTTCCTGCAATTCCTTTTGGCTATACCCTAATAATGCCGCAATATGGAATAAAATAACGTTTACGTCCGCCAATTCGTCGATAATATCATGCGTTCCGGGATTAATTTCGTTTATTTCTCTTTGCGTTTTTTCCCTGCTTAAATATCTTTCAAACGCTTCAAACAATTCGTTGTATTCCTCGGCTAATTTTCCCAATCTTTTTTCTATATTCTTGCCGAAAAGTTTATTCATCTTTTCAAACAATCTCTTTTCGTCAAAGGTCAATCCGGCGGTATTGGCGTCTTTTTCTTCAAAATTAGCCATAAACGTTTGCATATCTATTTTGCCAAATTTTCCGTCCTGTGTCAATACAATAAAATTTCCCTCCGGTACGTCCAACATTACGCCGTTTTCGGTCGGGAATGAATAAACCGCCAAACCTCCGGGCGTTCTCGGAATATGCATTATTCCGCCTCCGGTAAAAATCTGCAATTTTTCCCAATTATCACGCTTTACGGGTAATGCACGAACTTCTAACAATCGGCGGCAATAAATATCCCCGGCGGTTTCGTCCGGCATACCTAAATTTGTGCGCAACTCATTTGGCAAATTTCCCGCCCCTTTTTTGTATTCAACAAAGAATATTGCACCACGCAAAAGGTTTTGTTCTTTAATCGTCCTTACGTCTTTTATTCTTTTTCCGTATCTGCCTTGAACTGCATATATTGCGGCTTCAATTATTCTTTCATCTTTGTCCGGGGCGTACATTTTAAGTTCAAAGTAATTTTCTTTCTCTGTAACTTCCGGTTCTGTTCCCGTTACATCTTCAATCATCAAAAACGTTTCCGCATCAAACGGAATAAATCTTTTCTTTTCCATCGTTCTGTTGTTTATTAAAAAGTAATGTTTTTAATCCATAATTTTTTTTGAAATAAATTCTTTTTTTATCGGTACGACCGTACTCGTCGCAAAACCTTGAACATTCCTTTCCGTCAATTACGCATAAACTGCAACGCCATTTCGGATATATATTGCCGGGCTGATTTGCCATTTCTTCTTTTATTTTCGTCCATCTTTCGGCAACTATAACCATACCCCGGTAAATTGAACGTTCGCCGGGGTTGTATTGCTTTTGCGGGTCATACGGTTGTGGTTTCTTGGTTCTCATTATCCAAAGGGATTTTCACGTTGTCGAATAGTGTTTTCAGATTTTCGTCAGTTCCGGCAACTGATATTCTCGCATTGCCTCCGCCAACAACCGCCAAATCAGTAATCCGGCAATCGTAATTTCCTGCCTCTGTTTGTAACTTTGCCGCCTCATTGAACGGCAATATTTTTGTAACTTCTTCCATCGCTCACGTTTTTAATTTACTACCGTACAAAGTTAATATTTTCTTTTGGTTATCCATATAAAACGGAACCCCAAACCAAAACAAAGAAATTTCAATTCCAAATCGGCGTATCGGTCGTAACCTTTTACCGCATCCAACGCCAACGTTGGCAACAACACGAAATGTTTGTATTTCCGCACATTACGCATAAAAAGGAAAATTCCTATTCTCCAAAATTTGAATCCGATACTTTTCATTTCTCAATCTGTTTTTGAATCTGTTCCCAACTAATTTTATCAATTACAACTTGTATGGGGTATTCAATTATTTCTCCCTTTGTATAAACCAAATTGTAAATTCCCAATTGCCCCTTAATTGGCATTTCAACAACACGTCTTGGGTTGCGCATCATCCATCCGAAACCCTTTGTATTTTTTGCCCTCTTTTCCTTTGGAATCCGGGTGTTTTCCCAATCCTCCGGCGTAAACTCTTTTATCGGCTTCACGTCGTACAACTCAACCAATCCCAAAGTAACGCCGCTTTCCATTCCGGGATAAACCGGTTTTGCCGACGAACAAATAAGAACGTCGCCACGGTATGACGTTTTTTTGCTTCTAACTTCAATTGATTTTCGCCCGTAAACAACGCCGTTTTCGTCTTTGTATGCCGCCGTTACCAAATCATTTGCGTATGGCTGTTTGACGGTCAACGAACGCCAACGGTCATGCTTTTCCGGGTTGTAATCCTTATTGCTGTACTGCATATCATTTCGCTTTTTTGTTATTCCCGGCGGGCTGGTCATATACTGCAAAACCAATCGGTCGTCTTGGCCCCGGTTCCGGTTGTTTCGGCGGGATAAACTCACAAACCGCAATAACCTTATTTCCTTTTGTCCGGGTGCCAATCAGACGGGAACCCGCCGGAATTTTTATTTCAATTTCAAATCTCATTTTCAAAACGGCAAATCATCATTTGGCGTTAGTGGCGGGGGGGGGCGGGGGGGGCGTTGGTGCTGCTCCCTGCTGTCCTCCGTTCTGTCCGTCTTTCTTTGGCGTCAACATTTCCATATCATACCCGTAAACCTCGGTAATAAAATGTTTAACGCCGTTGTTGTCCTCATAACTGCGGGTTCTCAATTCCCCCTCAATGTATAATTTATCGCCCTTTTTAACGTACTGCCCGGCTATCTTTGCCAAACCATTTGACAATACAATGTTGTGCCACTCTGTACGTTCCGGAATCTCTCTGCCGTCTTTTGTCGTGAATCCTCTTTTGGTTGTTGCCAACGGGAATTGTGCGACAACTCCGCCATTATCAAACGTTTTAACGTCGGGGTCTTTTCCGGTATGCCCCATCAAAATAACCTTGTTTACACTCATACAAAAAACGTTTTAATTATCCAAACAATGATACTATACAACGCCCACATATAAGACGCAACCGTTAACGTCACGAACGTGTATAACGCAATTTTATATCCGGTTTCTGATTTTATTTTCATGTCACTTGAATTTTACGCAATCCAACAAATATTGTTTCTTATTGTCCGACCATCCGGCGGCATGGTTTATCGCTTTTCGGTCGTCGTCGTGTACGAACTCACATACCCAACCGCCGACGCTTGATTTTTGAACCAATCGAACCAATTTACCAACAATGAAAGAACGCAATTTGTAATAACTTGAATTTTCGCCAACAAACAAAACCCGTCTTTCTGCATTTATTTCGGGCGGATTTTCGATTTGCGGGCGTTTCTCCCTTTCCGGGTACCTTTGTACCCTTTTAAAATCATTTTGGATTGAACGGCGGGAAATTGCCCCGTAATCGGGTGTTTTTTTTTTCGTCCTCATATTTTCAAACTTCTGTATTCGTTTTTAAGCAATTCAATAATCCGGACGTTGCCCGGATATATACGCATTTTCGTTTTATCCCCATTCTCCCAACATGAATGATGTTCAAAACATAGTATATTTATATTTCTTGCATCATGCGCCATTTCGGGAAACGCTCCACGGGTCAATATATGCGAACAATAAACGGCGGAATAATTCCGTAACGGCTTTAAACATTCCTCGCATCTGTGCGGCTTATGTTCCCAAACCCACCGGAAAAACCGTTGGTTGGCAACGGGAATGTCGCCACGTCCTAAAACGCAATTCCCGAACAATTCCCGTTGTAACTCAACACGCAACCGTATATCTAACCGAAAATTACGAATATCCAATAACGGTTCGTAACCACGTGCAACGCAATATTCATATTCGCAACGCTCGGTCAACAATATTGGCTCCATTACATATTGTCTGTATCGTCCGCCGGGTCTGCCATTTCCGGGAACATATCATTTTCATTTTCGTTGTCTGCATCATTTACGTAAACTAACGGGTTTGGTTCCCCATCAGCCCCGAACAAATCCATTTGCGCCTTTTTGCCCTCAAACAGAAATTCGTAAACCTCGTTTTCAATATCGCAAACAATGTTTTCCAACTCTTCCTCAAAACCGAACGTTTCAACGTTATATTTCATTCGTGGGGTATTGATTGCTGTTTTCTGATTGTTTGATATGGTAAACAATCCGGTTAAAACGACGCCTACGTTATCATCCTGCCCGGACAAAGAAACGCCCCTTACTTCGATATTATTCAAACATTCCTCGGCAAAACTTTCCGCAATATCTGTTTGTTTCTTTGTTGCTTTAAACTCCAGCGTTGCCATCATGGTTTTAAATGACGTTATGTTGAATACACGTCCCATAATCGGGCGCAAATCATTAAACAAATTACGCAAATCCGGGTGTATGTCTTTTGCACTCAATACATGGTATTTGTTCGTGTAACTCTCATATCCGACAACTTCCGTTACTTCATAATGTACGTCTAACCCGCCATCTTTCAATAACTTTACTTTCGATAATGAAAACTTTTCCTTTGTAGGAATCGGCATAACATTTTGTTTTTTTTCGCTCATAATTTTTAATCTTTATTGTTTCCCAGTTCCTCCGGGTCGGTTTCTTCTTGGAAATACTCGCACGGTTCATCATCAGCATAACGACCGGACAAACAACATACCGGATAATCCACGCAATCAATACACATTTTTTTTTCGTTCATAATTTAAAAGTCTGTTTCATTTAACAATTTTGCAACCTTGTTTTCTGGCTCTGCATCCGGTGCAAATATCGGTTTCGGGTCGTGAACTAAAACTTCCCTTTTTACCTTTTTGGTCTTTGCGGGTTCCGGTTCCGGGTTAAACTTCAATTGTTCCGCCGGATATTCTTTTGGTTTCAGTTCTATAATACCATTTTCCACCAAAACCGGAATACAACGTTTGCAGGCTTTCACGTCCTCCAACGCATCATGCGCCGGGAATGTTTCGCCGGGGAAACACTTGTTGTAAAGTTCCTCCAATTTCGGATATTTGCCCGGACGTCCGTTTGCATACAATGCGCCAACAAATTTAATTGTTTTCATCATCGTATCAATTCGTTTGCCCTTAAACAATGCGTCCTCCGCTTTTGCGTCGTAATATTCACGACCCATAATGCGCAATATCATTGCTTTTACAATTGACGTATCAAAGTAAATGTTATGTCCGACCAACAAACGGGCCTTTTTGCAATCCTCCAAAAATTCGTCTATAATGTCAGCAAATGGGACGCCCTCGGCGTTTGCTCTCTCTGCTGTAATTCCGTGTACCTCAATTGAGGCCTCCGGTATTTTCCACCCCTCCGGCTTTATGATAAATGAACGTTCCTTTTCGTTTACCGCCCATGCCAATTGCACAATATTTGGAAATTCCGCAAAATCAACGTCCCATTTTGCGCCCTTTGGGGGCAACCCGGTTGTTTCACAATCGAACGTCAAAACATCTTTCATAATGTCGTTTATCTCATTTCCTTTGCTGTCTTTCAATGTTACTTTTTTCATAATAAAAAATCTTTTTTTGCCCGTCTTTATTGGGCGTTTGTTCAACATAATTTGCCCGTGTAATCCACACGCAACCGCATTTCAAACATTTAACCCGGCTATATCCATGCGGCGTATATTGGTACCGGATAACCCGCCAATCTTTCAACGGGTAACATTTACGGGGTTGGTTACACTTGCAAAACATATTATTTTTTCTTTTTTAATCTTCTTGTTTCTTTTTTACGGGTATTATACCCGGTTTTAAATGCCGACAAATAAATAAAATCGCACGCATCAATAAACATTTCGCTTGTCTTGCATAATTTATATATTGGGCAATCCGTACATTTAATCCGCCCGCTTGCCTCTCTCGCTTTCTTTTCCAACGGGCTTAATTCTGAATAATGCCTCATATTAAATGCTTCTTGGGTCGTCTATAAACGTGTTGTATTCCTCTGCGGCAATCTGTTTCAAATGCTCAATATGTTCTATCAATTCCGCATTGCTCAACTCTGCAATTGTCCGCAACCGGGTTTCATATTTCCCGGTGTTAATATCCGGGGTCTGCTCATACATAACCGGGGACAACTCACGCAATCGGCGTTCGGTTTGTTCCTCTGTCAGACGTTCGCCCGCCTCCCAAATTCCGGTTCTGAATGTTGGTACAACGTAATTGAAATAATAACCTTTCAAAGCCTCTGACGAACCTGGCCAAAGCCTCTGACGAACCTGGCGACGCTACAATAAAACGGGCGATTATGCGGCTACCTTTGTGCATTGCAAAGAATTGATTTAATTCCCCCATGTACATTTGTAAACCGCCGTTATTATTAATCATTCCCGTTGCTGTTATCTCTCTTTTCCTCATTGTCTTTCTTTTCTTGGTCAACAAATTGTTTCATTGTAATATTAAACGCTTCGCCGCCAACTTCCAATATAAACTTTCTTTCGCTGCTTGAATATCCCTGCAACTTCTTATCCATTGCATTTGCATACAATACCGTCATTTGTCCCGGTTCAAAAACTCCTCGTTCCTGCAAACGGTCTATCGGGTGCCGCTTCAATGGTGCGTCCGCCATCATTCCGGCTTTTCTGCGGGTGTTTTCCAAATCGGAAATAACCACTTTCAGATTATTATAAAAAGCGGGTGTTTTCAACACGTCCGCAATTGTCATTTCTTTAACTTCCATATTGTTTTGTTTAAGGGACGCCGGGGAACCGACGCCCCGGTTAATTACTCGCTTTCTGTGTATTCCTCAATAATCAAATCGTCCTGCCCTCTTTTAACTTCTTCAATGAATCCTTGGAACCCGTTTTTCTTGGCAATATCAATAATTGCTTGCAATCTCTTTTCGCCCAAACTTTCGCCCCTCGCAATGCGGAATACTTTCACGGTTGGGTTACTTGCTATAATCAGTTTTGCGGCAACCTCCATTATCTGCGAATCTGAAACCTTTCCGGCGACAAATGGGACGTCATTTAATACTAACCCATCATCACTAAACGAAAGCCCGGAAATCGGTAATTTCGCCGACGAAATAAGTTTTTCACGCTCGGCGGATAATTCCGCAATTTCTGAATCCATCTTTTCCGCTTCTGCTTTTTTGTCGTCTGCTTGTTTTTTCTTTGAAAGATAATCGGCAACCTTTGCAGCCTTTTTGTTGTGTTCCTCGGCTTTTATCAACTGCTCGGATGTATCTAATTTTTCCGGGTTGTTTTCTTCATAATTAGCCAACCATTTTTCGGCATTTGCTTTTCGTGCTTCATAATCTGCCTTTTCACTTTCTATTTGTGAAATAGCTTCTTTGTAAAGTTTTTCAGTTCTTTCTATCGCTTTTTTAGCTTCTTCAATGGCTTTTTCGTATGTCGCTTTTGCCGCTGCTAAACGTTCCGGAATTTCTTCCAACTGCTTTTTTCTTTGCTCCAAAGCCGAACGAACGGTTTTTGCTTTTTCTATCAATTGGGCGTTTTCGGCTTGTTCTTTCATCAGTTCCGTAATGTCCTTTGGTTTGGCATACGTTTTCAAATCCTGCGTTGTCAATCCCTGCCCGGCTGCATCTGATATTGATTTGTAGGTTTTCAAATCTCGGTTTACTCCGGTACGTTCTGTTTTAAGCCCGGCAACGGTTGTATCAATTTCGGCAATCCTTGTTCTTACTTCTTCCGGCAACAAAGACTTTACAACCTCAATTTGCTTTCTGCGTCCCTCGGCGGTTTCCGACCAACGGGAAAATTCCACGGCGTCAAAATCTGTATAACCGAAAATCTTTTGTAACATAGAAACGTTATCACTTTTCATTCCGGTTGTCTTTGATTTAATTGATAACGTGCCACGTGGGTTTGCTTTCGTGAATTTCAATTCAACCTCGTATTCCTCGCCGTCGTCGCCGACAATCATTTTTGCGAAACCTTTGCTTTCTCCGTTCTTCAATACGGCGTCACGGTTCCCGGTCAACAAAGCCCCAATTGCTTTTAATACGGTTGATTTTCCCAACTCATTATCCCCGGTAATGAAATAAACATTACCGTCAAAATCTGCGTTAAACTCTTTAATTACTTGGAAATTTACCAATTCTAATTTCTTTACTATCATAACACTCTCGGTTTGTGCCTTTCGGCGGTTAATATTATTTTTTTGTTTCTCTCATTCTTTGGTATATCATTGTTTGCACCTTAACAAATGCGTCCCGGCTTTCTTTCGCTTCCTCAACCGTGCAATCAGCAATGAAATTTTCCAAACGCTTGTATAATTCGTTCAACTCTTTGTCGCTCATTGCGTGCCGGGTTGCTCCTACTTCATCAATAAACTTTCCCATCAGAAACCCGGTTTTAATTTCAATTGTTTCAAAACTTCTTTCAACTCTGAATCTGTGTAATTTTGCGCAATCTCTTTTGATACGCAATTGTGGTTCATAGCAATTGTTATTGCTCTTTCTCTGCTAATCTTAATTTGCTTTCTTTTAATCATAGCTTTATATTTTATCCGGGAACCCGCCCGGTCGGTTCGTTGTATCTCAACGGCACAAAGGTACGTATATTTTTTTAATTACCAAATATATTTCTTTTTATTTTTCAGAAAAACGAATAAACCCGGAACGCCTACACATTCCGGGTCAATCTCAAAATATCCTCAATTGTTTATCAAATAACTTTGCAATAACTGCATCAACTTCGCTTTCCAATTTCTTGCAGGTCGCTAATATTTCCGGGCGACGTTGCGCAAAATATCTGCGTTGATTATGACGCAATTGTTTTGTTAATTCAATAAAATAATCAAAGGCATATTCCCATTCATAACCGTATGCAATTGAAACTTTATGTTGGCAACATCTTGTTATTAAAGAATGGTCGTAACCATATTTTTTACATGCTTCATCAATACTTTCAAAATAACCTATCAATTCCCCGTTCTTAAACTGAAACAAAGGTTTTGAATGTAAACAACATTTGCCACGTTTCCCATAAAAAGGACAATTTTCTCCACTTTTAGATAATCCAATACGTTCTTTTGTTATTGGGTTATTATTATTTTCTTTTATAGTAACCCATCTTAAATTATCAACAGAATTATTTTTTCTATTTCCGTCTATATGGTCAACGCATGGTTTACCGTCCGGGTTTGGAATAAATGCCATTGCAACAAGTCTATGAACTAAACATGTGGTTACTTTCCCTCCAATACATAAATGAATGTGTTTATAACCGTATGTGTTTGTTTGCTGTTTCATCAACTTTCCATTTCTAAACACATTTCCGTTTCTATCAATTTCATATTCTTTAAAATCCGGAATACTTATTTTTCCCGGATTTTCGATTTGCGGGGTTTTTTCTTCTTCCATGTATATTTTATCCATTTTGAAATTAAAATCGCTCTACGTGGCTAAAACAAACGTTTGTGCATGTTGCTTGGTAAATTCTGACGCACCCAACCGGGGTTGTTGCGCAAAATGTATCGTCCAAAGTGCATTATCAACGTGGCGTCGGCGTTCCACAATGTCGGTTTCAATTCCGGGTACAAATTCCCGGCAACCTCTTTGTATCTGCGTTTTCGCTCGTTCTTTTCTTCTTTTTTTCGTGTCGTCTTTGCTCGCAACTTCAATTCGTTTTGCCATTTCATAGGGTGTACCATAACAAACGGAATGTCGCAAACTGAAATGATTGCTTTCAATTGCTCAAAGTTTGCCATCATCTTTTGTATTCGGTACAACTTTCCCATATTGACGCCATCGGCACCCGGCGTTACATCATCCGGGCGCACGCTCAATTTTTCCAAAAAGACAATTGGCGAACAAATGCTTTTCAAATACAACAAATAGTCTTTGAGTTCGTTTATATCCTTAGGCATTTGTTTTGCTGTAATATTTTCATTCGGACGCCATTTAACAATCCCCCCATTTGCTCCGGGGTCAATTCCTACTATGCAATCAATTTTCATAATTAAAAAAAACTTGCTGTCTTTGAAACTCAATTAATCTTTTCTTTGCTTGTTCATAATAAACCGGGTCTTTTTCAATTATAGTTAAATCAAAGCCCAATTTATGTGCGGCTATTGCATGGCTCATACTTCCGCCGTGCGTGTCCAATATCCTTTGACCGGGTTCTGCAAAATTTTGTAATAGCCATTCATATAATATTATTGGTTTTTGTGTGGGGTGTATTTTTTTTTCTTTGACTGAACTTTTACCTTGTAAATTTCCATAATATCTATAATCAAAACATTTTGCAGGACAATTAAAATTAGTCCACGCAAACTCACCATCTGAAAAGTTAGGAACCGGATTTTGTTTGTACCAAAATATAAAACATTGGCATGGAGGCAATTTATAATAATTTCCACCCCATATTATACATTTATTAGAAATTCTGAAAAGTTCGTCAAAATAAATATCATTTGGTATATCATTATCCCAATTCTTTTTTTCATGCTTTGACCTTGCAGGTTTTGCAGCGTAATCAATTCCGTATGGCGGGTCAACAATTGCCAAATCAAAAGATTTATCACTTTGGGATTGCATAAACTCCATGCAATCCCCGTTTATTAATGTTATGTTTCCACATTTTTCAATTTTCATCTTTATATCCTCCCGCTTTTGTAAAATAACCTATTACGCCAATTATAAAGCAAACAATAAATAGTTCCATATTTAAAACTTCATGTAGTTATCAACTTGCATTTCCTCGGAAATCATCCGGTCAAATGCTTTTATAATCTCCTTTTTCCGGGCAACCTCAAACGCCGTAAAATCAATTTCCGGGCTTTCGGTTCCTTTTCGGCGAACTTGAAACGCTGTATATTGGTTTATCATTCCACGGGCTACACGCTGCATATACCGGGCAAACGCTTCTTTGCGGTCGTCCTCTTTAACTTGTACATCATCAGCCAACCCGCATTTTTGCAACCATTCATACAAAAACATATCATCAGTTAGCCCCAATATTAATTTCCCGGTGTATTTGTAGCAAAGGAAAATATAACGGTTCCGCCATTGTCTTTGTATCTCAAATCTCCGGATTTGCGCCGGCGAAATTTCATTGTTTTTTTCCGGTATAGCTTTGTATGCTTTATCAATTACATCTGTCTGCTTTTGCTTGTATGCTTTCAGAATCTTTGCAAAGTAATCGGCGTTGAACTGTTGATAATGGTTTTTGTCCGGATTCCCTTGTTTATCTTTCGGCAAAAATTCGTCTAATTCCCCGGTCGTCGCCAACTCAAAAGCTATCTTAATATCCGCCAACGTCATATCAGAGTGATAACGTTTCAGAATATCCAACAACCGGGATTGTATATAATTCCAATCATTTTCATTCTGTGGTATTATATAACCAACGTCCATTGCTATACGCTTAAACAACAACGAAAGATTTTCAACTAATTTTGCATCGTCAATTTCCGCAATTGGTGTTTTTGTTGACGCTGCGAAAACATATTTTTCAACTGGGTTTAATGCTTTGGCAACCTCCGGCAATTGCACCATTCTACGGCGTACTTCAATGGCTTTTGTTCCGGGCTTGGTATTATATATTTCTAACGCCGTATTTTCTTTTTTTTCAATTGCTCCCATATCAATCAAAATCATTGTTTAAATACTTCATCATATCCGCAATTTCTTTGCTGCTTTGCTGCTCTGTCTTTACGGAACGTTTCATTTTTTCCCATTTTTCGTATTTTTCGGGGGTTGAATCATATTCTAACGCCGCCCAACCTTTTGAAATGCTTTCTTTTATCAGAATCAGCGCAAATTCTTCCGGGTATTTACTCAAACCATTTAAGTTTGCTTGTATCGCTGAAAAACTCTTTTGCGACGTTCTCCATTTCGGTTGACACATCAAAATATAAAAGTTCCGTTTAAATTCATCGCTATCAAATGGGAATACAAGTTTTGCAAAGTAATTATCAACTTTATCAATTACTTGTTTTCTGACGTCCAACAATTCCGGGGTAAACCCATAAACAATACTTGCTTTAACTGTTTTTTCTTCGTTTGAAAAATTGTCTTGTGAAAATCCGTTTGGATTTTCTTTTGAGGCTTTAGCCTCTTTCTTCATAGTATTATTAATATTATTATTATTAATATTATAGTCTTGTAGTCCGTTTTCGGACTGATTGTAGTCCGTTTTCGGACTGTTGTTTAGTCCGTTTTCGGACTGCTGTATATTAATATTATAGTCTTGTAGTCCGTTTTCGGGCTTATTAAAGTCCGTTTTGCTTCTGTTCCATGTTTTACATTTTTCTGTAAATCTTAGATACTTTGTTTTCCCAAAAGAACTCAACTCAATAAATCCTCTGTCTGCAAGTTCTTTAATGTTTTTGTAAACTCTTTTAGGGATTGAAAAAAGCAACGGAAAATCATCTACCATTTTTGTTTCTGAATATTGATACCAAACAATGCCATCAACCGTAATTGTATTAGTCCACGTTGGCAATGTCATACACGCTGCAAGCGTTGTTGTTTGAACAATAGTCAGTTTATTTGCAACAGCGAATCTTTGGTCAATCAAAATATTGTAAGTCATAATTAAAAAAGAAAAGCCCCAATTAGAGCCGTTACACATCTAAAAGGGACTTTGTAGCTAATTAGCAAATATCTTTCAATCGGTAACGGTCGATTGTTTTACGCCACAAATATAATACTTTTTTTTTATTCCAACAACTGTACGGGCTTAAATGCTTCTTTTACCGCAAACAAATTTCCCTCACTTTCGTTTGGAACAATCGTAACAACCGGATAACGGGAACGGTCGCCGGGCTTTTGAGAAACTGCAAATTGTACATTCATATCAAAGATAATTCCTTTGACGAACTTCTTTTCTTCCAATATGGCGTCGAATGTATCACGGATATTGGGTATTGTTGACGCCGTACCCTTTGTCGTGAATTGCCATACCCCGCCAACGCCACGAACCAACGGAACAATAAAAGTTACGGTTAACGTTACAATCCATCCGTCGCCGCCATTCTTAACAGCCCGGTTTGGGTGTTTTTGCGCAACGCCTGCCATTAAATCGGGATAATCTTTTGTACTGTATTGTGCATATTGTTTCCCGTTCCATACAAAGAACGTTTCCCCGTCGCCGTATGCAACCAATTTACCCGCATCGTCCCTATATTGATATTCTTCCCGGCATGACTTTTCCGGTTCATCATAGGCAAATACTATTTGTATTGTTTGCGGCTTCTCTCCGTATGCTTTCTTAAATAATCCTGCATATTTCCCGGTGCTTACAAAATAATCTATACTTTTAGGTAATCCCTTTTCATCTTTTACGCCAACTTTTATTTTCCCAATTATAGGTAATAATATTCTATTTATTGGTTCATTACGCATTATTCTACCTTTCATTTTTTCCTCCTTGCTTTTATATATCAATTTCAGTATTCAACAAATCTTTCTTTGTCACGGGTTCCGGCTTTTTAGGCTGTTTTTCTTCGATTTTAGCCACTTTTTCTTTTTTTGGTGTAATTGTACGTTTTGCGGTTTTCTTTTCCTTGACGGGCTTGTTTCCCGCCGTTTTTGCCATTTTTCGTGTGGTTCTCTTTACGGTCTTGGTTTTCTTTTCCTCCGATTCCGGTTGTGGTTCGGGTTCCGGGGCTTTCTTCAAATCCTCAACGGTAACGGCTTTTTCCGGGTCTGGGTTTTTTCTTT